TACATGCAAGACGTCGACCCGGAGGTGCCCGGGTCTGTGAAGTACCCCAAGGACGAGATCGTCGCTCGCTACCTGGGGAACTACGGCCGGACGGGGACCGAGGGGCCGCCGGAATACTTCAAGTCGTCAGCCGCCTACATGCTAGCTCTGGCGGGATACGAGGGCTTTGACCACATCGGAATCTACGGGATCGAGATGTCCTTCGAGAGCGAGTATCGAGACCAGCGCCCGAACTTCGAGTTTTGGCTGGGCGTCGTGGGCCAGCACGCCAGGATTGTTGTTCCCGCCTCGTGCAGCCTGCTTGGTGGGGCGAAGGGGGTGCGCTATGGGTATGACCAGGTGCCCTCGCTGAACCCTACGCAGTTTGGCATACGTCGGATGGCGATGGAGAAGAGTCGCGAGGAGCTACTGGGGCAAGCGCAGCTCATCAAGGCCGAGGCGGAGACGGCCGAGAAGCAGGCCAAGGCTTTTTCGGGTGACGCGGTGCGGGCCAAGGCATTGCGCGAGAAGGCGGCGAAGGCAGAGGCGGAGGTGGACCAGCTTGTCGCCAAGGTCAACGTGCTTACTGGGCACATTGACGAAGCCAAGTTCATCCTGGACACAATCGGGCAACTGAACGATGCCCTCAGAGAATGGACACCAGAGACACCCGAGTAGGGAATGCCTGTTGCATCTGCGGCCGAGCTATCCGTGGTACCAAATGGTTTTGTGCGGCATGCTGGCGGCAGTACGGCCAGCTCCGGCATGAGCCGTGGATACGCTTCGAGATAGCCTCCGAGCAGAGGCGGCGGCGGCGCGAGAGGAGGGACCTGGAGGTTCTGGAGCATGACGAGCGACTACTTGGCTAGTTTGCTGGAAAGCCTGGACTACAAGGAGGCCGCCGTATTGCTGTACTCCTACGGCGTATTCGGGGTGGCCAGGCTGACGCAAGTTGAGATGGGCAAGATGTTCGGGATGTCTCAGCAGCGGGTATCCGAAACAAAGAGGGCGGCCATAAAGGAGCTAAGGCGTGGCATGGATATATAAGATCGAGAATACCGAGAACGGGAAGGTATATGTCGGACAAAGCCGGAACGTCGAGGGTCGCTGGAGTCAGCATCGCAGCTTGCTACGGACCGGCAAGCATCCAAACGCCGTCCTTCAGAAGGAATGGGTCCGCATGGGCGCCGCCGTCTTTCGGTTTGATGTGTTGATGACGTGCCGGGACGACGAGGCTAGCCAATGTGAGATGGCGTTTATTACGAGGCTGGGGGCTATCGCTCCCGCTGGCTACAACTATTCTGTTGCGATGTTTTCGGAGGCGGCCCGGGCCGGGTTCCGTAAACAGCGCGAGCGATGGGCTGGCCCGGCGGATCGCTACTGGAGCGAAATTTGCAGGATATGTCTGCGCCCCCTTGCCGTTGAGGAGGGCTATGGCCCGGGGGCCATGCGCCTGGCGGAGAATGGCCGGACGATTGATGGCCCCGACCGCTATCTTGGGGAATGTGACGATTGTCGTCACGAGCGCGTTCGTGATACAACGGTAGTGCGGGATGTTCCGCACTTCCTGGGCCAATAGGGGATGGAGAAGCACGTTCACCTGTGGGAGCCGAGGCTATCTGTGGGCCAGAGGGCTAGGCCCTATCTGCTATGTACGAAGTGTGGTAAGCGTAAGTCTCTCGGGGCGAGGGTGCGGCGATGGCGGTGAAGAAGAAGTCCGCCGCCATCATCTTCGATGCCCAGGTCAGCAAGGTGGGCACGCTATCGGATGGAGGTCTGAGGGTGGTCCTAGACCTTCCCGAGACGGCCATCAAGCAGGCGGCCGAGCTGATGGAAATCAGGCGTGACGGGATCCCCGTCCGCGTGGCGGTTGTGCCAGATGAGCAAGCGTGAGCCGAGTGAAAAGCAGAAGGCCGTCAGGTGGAAGCCGGGCCAGTCGGGGAATCCCGGAGGGCGCCCGCGCCTGCACGACGCCATCGCGCAGATCATTCGGGATACGGACAAGGGCCGCGTGGCTAAGGGTATCGGAGTTGTGTGTGACAGGGCCGCGCGTGGCGACCTGGCATCCTTGGAGTGGTTGGTAAGCCATGGCTGGGGCAAGCCGCCGGTCGAAGTCGGCGGGGAAGACGGTGGCCCCATCCGAATCCTCGTCGAGTACGCTGAGGCTGAGGCTCCCTAGGCTTCATCCTGCTCAGCAGCAAGTCAAGGACGAGGCGGCGCGGTTCAACATTGTCGATGCCGGCCGGCGATGGGGCAAGAACATCCTGCTTCGCGATAGGCTGATTGAGCCTGCGCTGTATGGCCATCCGGTAGCCTGGCTGGCGCCGACGTACAAGGGGCTGCTGGACGACTGGCGCGAACTGAAGGCGTTGCTGGCCCCCGTCACTAAGGAGAAGTGGGAGCAAGAGCATCGCATCAACCTTATCACTGGCGGCACGCTGGATATGTGGTCGCTGGATAAGCCGGAGGCCGTTCGGGGCCACAGGTACAAGCGCGTGGCGGTGAACGAGGCGGCCCAGGTTGAGGGGCTACAGGAGGCGTGGGAGCGGGACTTGCGAGCCACGCTGACCGACTTCGAGGGGGATGCGTGGTTCGGATCAACCCCGAGAGGGCGCAACTACTTCTGGCAGCTCTGGGCGCGTGGCCAGGCTGGAGGTGAATGGAAGTCGTGGCAGTTCCCCACATCGGCAAACCCCCATATCAAGGCATCCGAGATTGAAGCAGCCGGCAACGAGCTCCCCGACCTTGCATTCCGCCAAGAGTACCTTGCCGAGTTCCTGGAGGGCGAGGGTTCTGTCTTTCGTAACGTCCGTGCGAACCTCATTGCTCCCGAGACTACGCCGGAAGAACACGCCGGCCACCAGCTCGTTGCCGGGCTGGACTGGGGGCGCATGGTGGANGCCACCTGCATATCCGTGGGCTGCGCCACATGCCATCAGGAAGTATTCNTTGACCGTTACGTCAACACCGCCTTCGCCTTTCAGCGAGACCGCATCAAGTCTACCGTTGAGCGATGGCATGCCGACATACTGGCAGAGTCCAACAGTATCGGGCAGCCCAACATCGAGGCCCTTCGAGATGCAGGAGTGACGGTAGACGGCTTCGAGACGACGGCCAGCAGCAAGCCGCAGCTCATTCAAAGGCTAGTGTTGGCGTTCGAGAAGCAGGAGTGGCAATGGCTGCCGCACGAGGTGGCCGCCCTCGAGCTTGAGGCTTACGAGATGCGAACCAATCCCAACACCGGGCGAGCAACGTATACCGCGCCCGATGGCATGCACGACGACACAGTTATCGCCCGAGCCCTCATGGTCCGCAAGTCCGGCGGCGGCTTCGGCTGGTGAGAGGAGACCGCATGGTTCAGCTCAAAGTNCCCGGGATCATTGGAGGGGCCTGGGTTGACGATGTGCAGAAGGCGATGGTGACTATCCCCGGGTGGGCGGAGGCTTTCAACCAGGGGCATCGCCTGCAGGANAAGAATATTGCATGGACGATTTCCCCGTGGGCTAACCGCTGCATCTCGATTCGGATGAGCGCGCTGTCCAAGATCCCGTGGGAGATTCAGCAGAACGACGTACCGTTGCCCGAGAGCCAGATCGGCGAGACTCTGAAGGATAGCAATCTCAAGAACCTGCTGAGGCTGGCGGAGGCGGACCTGTGTCTGTACGGCCGGGCGTTCTGGCAGAAGGGTTATGCGGGCCTGCACCTGACGGGTCTGCGGCGGCTGAACTCCAGCACAATGACTGTCAAGAAGCAGCCGTGGGGGATCGAGTACTTCGAGCAGAACCTGAACGGGAGGCTGACGCGGTTCTCGGTGGAAGAGATCGTCTATTTCCACGAGTTCGACCCGCTAGATGATCTGGACGGCATTGCGTTAGCGAAGGTGGCCGAGCTGGCTATTGAGGCCGAGTATAACGCCGACCGCTACATCTCAGCCTTCTTCCGCAACTACGCCATTCCCCCGGTGGTGTTCTCGACAGAAGCCGATCTACCCAGCGCCGAGGCCGAGAAGGCGGAGGCGTGGTGGCGGCGCCTGTTCGGCGGCGTTCGCAATCAGTTCAAGGCGGGGTTCCTTGGCCGCGGGCTGAAGCCCAACGTCATCGGCTTCTCGCCCGACAAGCTGGCGCTGACCGAGGTGCGCGAGGAAGCGCGGCGGAGCATCTGTGCCACGTTCGGCGTGCCGCCCACTGTTGCCAATGCGGCCGACCCTGGAAGCTATGCTACGGCCGACGAGCAGCGGCAGTCGCTGTACGAGGAGACCATCATCCCGCGGGCCGAGTGGTACGCCGAGCAAATCAACGACCAGATCATCTCGCACTATCGCTCTGACATGGAGTTCGTGTTCAACACCGATGATCTCGAGGTTCTCCAGGAGGACGAGCAGCGCAAAGCCGAGCGCCTGGGCCTCCTAGTGGAGAAGGGGATCATCACCGAGCAGACCGCCGGCGCAGAGCTGGG